GGAGGATGAATCAGTCCAGACAGGTGCTCAAGGGAAAAACTGTTAACTAATGGCAAAGACTCCAGCTTGGCAAAGAGCAGAAGGTAAAAACCCTAAAGGCGGTCTTAACGCCAAAGGTCGTGCCTCATTAAAAGCTGCAGGTCAAAATATTAAAGCACCTGTAAAAAGTGGTGATAATCCTCGTAGAGCTTCATTCCTAGCCCGTATGGGCGGTATGCCAGGACCTGAACGTAAGCCTGATGGATCTCCAACAAGACTATTACTATCCCTGCAGGCTTGGGGTGCTAGTTCTAAATCTGATGCAAAGTCTAAAGCAGCAGCAATATCTAAAAGAAACAAAGGGAAAAAATGAGTAAAACATCTAAGCATTATCTGAAGAGTGGCAAAGAATATACCGGTGCTGTTCACAGAATGAACGGACAGGTTCATACTGGTGCAAAGCACACAACATCTAGTAAGGTCCTTACTCACACAAAACCTAAGAAGGCTAAATAATGAAACACGCTAATAAAATGATGACACCAAAGCAAGGCAAGATTGCTAAGGCTGCTGCACCTACTAATAAGATTACTGGCGCAGACTTTAAGGCTCTCAAGAAGAAGCCAAAGAAAAAGTAATGGCAAAGCAAGGCCCTTGCTGGGATGGCTATGTGCAAAAAGGTATGAAGATGAAGAACGGTAGGATGGTTCCCAACTGCGTACCTGCAAGTAAAGCTACTACTGGAAAGAAGAAGACAAGTGCCAGCAAAAAAAGCAAAGTCTAAAGTAAACGAAGCAGGCAACTACACCAAGCCTGGTATGCGTGCATCACTATTTAAGAGTATCAAAGCTGGTTCTGCTGGTGGCGATCCTGGTGAATGGTCTGCTCGTAAGGCACAACTACTTGCCGTTCGTTACAAGAAGGCAGGCGGAGGTTACAAGTAATGGCACTTGCTAAATCACAGCAGTCATTAAAAAATTGGGGCGACCAGAAATGGAAGACCTCTGATGGTAAGCCCTCAAAGGGCAAGAAGCGTTATCTACCTGCCGCAGCTTGGAACGCATTGTCTCCAGCAGAAAAGCGTGCAACCAATGTGGCTAAGGCCAAAGGTAACGCTAAAGGCAAGCAGAATGTAAAGCAACCAAAGAAGATAGCTAAGAAAACAGCAGCATTTAGATAGGAGATATAGGTGGCACTAGGAGTATACGGCACAACACTATTGGACGAACTCAATCGTCTTGCTAATGGTGGCACCTATCGAGCACCAGGTGCGATGGTTGGTGAGGCACTTGCTGCCCGTCAATGGGCAGTGGCACGTTCAGTAAGTACAAACTTAACAGACACAGTAGGAGTATTAAATGCGATTGCGGGTAGGACTGGCGACAGTCGTCTTGACTATAGCGGGGTATGCAATGCTCTCGCTAGTACTACTCAACTACCTGCAGCGCAGGCTCTCAGAGGAATCTCATCTTGAGCGCTAAATTTAACCTAATCTGCGAGCAGGCAACCACATTTAATTTTCAGTTCTCAGTCAACAACGATGCAGTCCCAATCAACCTTACTGGTTATACCGGAACTATGACAGTGCGCCCATTCGTTGGCTCTAGCACTACAACCATAACTGCCACTACAACCAATGGTCGTATGGTCATTACCGGCGCTACAGGAACTGTGACAGTTACCATTTCCTCAGCTCTTACAGAAGAGATTACAGCAGGTCGTTATTCTTATGATTTAGTATTAGATAGCGGATCAACCGTTACTAGATTCCTTGAAGGCTTATTTATCGTAACGGGGGCTGTAACACTATGACAACTTTTGTAGTTATCGAATCTATTACTCCCAACCAATCTTTAGTATTCTCAGCACAGCAAGGTCCACAAGGTGCTATCGGTGCAAGCGGTGCCACAGGTCCTAATGGCGTAACAGGTGCTACTGGTTCAACTGGCGTTACTGGCGCAACTGGAGCGACTGGAACTGCAGGTGCTACAGGTGCTACAGGCCCTACAGGTGCCACGGGTGCAGGAGCCACAGGAGCAACAGGTGCTACAGGCGCTACAGGTGCAACTGGCTCTAGCGGCGGTCCAACAGGTGCTACAGGACCAACAGGTGCCACAGGTCCAACAGGGCCAGCAGGTGCATCAGGTATTGATGGCGTTACAGGTGCAACAGGTCCTGTAGGAGCAACGGGTGCAAGCGGTGGCCCAACTGGTGCAACAGGACCAACAGGGGCTACAGGCCCTGCTGGTGTCACTGGAGCTACAGGAACTATAGGCGTAACTGGTGCTACAGGAACTACAGGTGTAACGGGTGCTACTGGCCCTGCTGGTGCAACTGGTACAACAGGAACTACGGGAGCAACAGGAACTACTGGTGTTACTGGAGCAACTGGACCAACAGGAGTTACTGGCTCTACGGGTCCCACAGGGGCTACAGGGCCTACAGGAGCAACAGGAGCAACAGGAGCAACTGGTCCAGCAGGTGGAATAACTTTTGCAGTTACTTATAATTCCAGTCCTAGCGTCTTTGCTATTGACGGTGTAAATAATCCAGTACTTAACTTAATAAGAGGCAACCGTTACATTTTCAATATCAGCGCTTCGGGACACCCCTGGTATTTCCAAACATCTTCAGGAGCATATAACGCTGGAAATGTTTACAGCACAGGTGTAACTGGTAACGGTACATCTGTTGGAACCATTACTTTTGAGGTTCCAATGAACGCTCCATCAACTTTGTATTATGTTTGCTCAAGTCATTCTGGTATGGGCAATACAATCAATATATCTGATCTTGGACCCACTGGAGCGACAGGAGCGACAGGAGCAACTGGTGCTACGGGTGCTACGGGTGCTACAGGCCCTACAGGGGCTACTGGAGCCACAGGACCACAAGGAGTAACAGGAGACGTTGGACCTACGGGAGTCACTGGTGCTGTAGGCGCTACAGGCGCTACAGGACCTGCTGGTGCTACTGGGCCGACTGGTCCTACAGGACCAACAGGGCTAACAGGACCAACTGGACCTACTGGTGCTACTGGCGTTGGCAACATTGCAGGATTTAATACCCAGACTGGTACTACATACACGCTGGTTATCGGTGATCTGGGTAAGATTGTTACTCTTAATAACGCTGCTGCTATTACCCTTACGGTGCCACCATCAGTCTTTAGTGCTAATGACCAGATTCACGCAGCCCAGTTTGGCGCAGGTCAGGTGAGCTTTGCTCAGGGTGCTGGAGTGACTATTCAATCAACTGGAGCAACAACTACTGCGCCTAAACTAAGAACCAACAAGTCAGCCGCCACGGTTATCTGTACGGCATCTAATACCTTCTTAATTGTTGGAGATATAGCGTAGACTCCTAGTATGAGATTCCACGTCATAAGCCTGCCCCATACACAGACAACTAAAGATTATGTCAACTGCGCCTATACCGAAAAGGTCAGACGCTTTTGCATAATGATGAAAAGCCTAGGCCATAAGGTCTACCTATATGCTGGTGAAGATAACGAAGCACCAGTTGATGAGTTAATCACTTGTATCACTAAAGAGCAGCAAGCGGAAGCGCTAGATGGTAAACACTATACCGAAGCTGCCTTTGATAATTCATTACCGCACTGGCAAATCTTTAACAGTAACGCCATAGTTGAACTAGGTAAACGCCTGAAACCAAAAGACTTTATCTGTCTTATTGGTGGCTACTCACAGAAGCCTATCGCAGATGCTTACCCAGAGTATATGAGCGTAGAGTTTGGTGTGGGCTACGGCGGAGTATTTAGTAAGTACAGAGTCTTTGAGTCCTACGCTTGGATGCACAGCATCTATGCAATGTTTAAGGATCCGACTCTAGTAGATGGTAACTTCTACGATGCGGTAATCCCTGGTTACTTAGAACCAGAGATGTTCCCATTGCAGAAGAAGAAAGAAGATTACTACCTGTACGTAGGTCGTATGGTAGACCGCAAAGGTTTAATTGTAGCACAACACGTCTGTAAAGAACTTGGGCTAAAGCTAATTATGGCAGGACCTGGCAATAACCCAAAGATTGAATACGGTGAATGGGTAGGACCAGTAGGGCCAGAAGAACGTGCAAAGTTAATGGGTGGTGCTATTGCCCTATTTGCCCCGACTTTATACATAGAACCTTTTGGTAACGTAGTTATCGAAGCACAAGCCTGCGGTACTCCAACGATTACCACAGACTGGGGAGCCTTCACAGAGACTAACCCACAAGGTGTTACCGGATACCGGTGCAGAAATGCAATGGAGTTTGCGGTAGCAACAGAGTGGGTTAAGGATCTGGACCCAGTTGCAATACATAAGAGAGCAGTAGCGTTGTATTCACTAGATGCTATTGCACCACAATACGAACAATACTTTGCAAGACTGCTGACTCTATGGGGAGATGGCTGGTATGAAAGGAAATAATGCCAACACTTAGCGATATGATAGATGAGGTTCGCTCATCTCTAGCAGGCTACACCCTGCGCCAAGATAGAATAACCTATCTCAATAGTGCTATCTCATCTACCGCTACCGCTATGGTAATTGGTTCAAGTTCTAACCTGGCTAAAGGCATCATCGAAATTGATGATGAACTTATCTGGATTGATAACTTTGCTCAAGCAAGCAGCACACTTAATGCAGCTCCAGGCTTTGGTCGTGGCTATCAGAACACAGCAGCCTCACCACACGCTCAGTATGCACAGATAACTCTTACTCCAACCTTCCCACGAGTAATGATTAAGAAGGCTATCAATGATGTTATCAATAGCCTCTATCCTAAACTGTGGGCAGTTGCTTCAACTACCTTTACCTTTAAT